GATCACGGACGCCGACCTGGCGGCTGAGGTCCTGATCGGCTGGTCTGGCGTTACAGACGGCGACGGCAAAGACGTGCCATTCAGCCAGAAGGCGCTCGAGCAATTGCTTGATGTGCCGATGCTTGCAGGCGCGATCACGCTGGCTTATTTCGAGAGCCTGCAGGGAGCCAAGCGAAAAAACTGACAGAGGCCGCTGAGCATTGGGCGGGCGGAAGCGTCGTTGACGAAACCGCCGCCGATGCCGCGGCCATGGGCATTGCCTTGCCAGATTTGCCGGCAGCACCGGATGAAGACTTCGGCGTCTGGCTTGAGAACTGGCCGACCGTTGAGATGTTCCTTCGCGTGCAAACCCAATGGCGCACGTCCATGGGTGGCGTGATCGGACTGGACTATGCAGCCGTGGCGTGGGTGCTTAAGCTGTATGGGATAGAAGATCAGCGTTCGCTGCTCGAAGATCTGCAGGTCATGGAGGCCGCCGCCATGCGTGTCATGAACAAGCAGGAAGCCTGACCATGGCGCTCAACCTAGACGCAGCTCTCAAGATCACGGCGAGCATTGCCGGCGAGAACAATATCCGCCGGTTTCAGAACTCGCTGCAAGGCCTCGAGGGGCGGATCAAGAACACCAGCATGGCGGCTGACCTGTTGGTCACTGGCATCAAGGGGCTGGCCGCTGCGGCCGTTACAGGCGGCGTTCTGGCGCTTGCCAAGAGCGCCATCGATCTGGCGGATGACATGCGCGACCTGTCGCAGCGCACAGGCGTCAGCATCCAAACGCTGGGGCAGTTCAAGGTGGCCGCCGAGTTGTCGGGCAGCAGCATCGAAGGCGTTGCCAAAGGCCTGAACTTCCTGAATAAGAACATGGTGGCTGCAGCCACCGGCGGCAAGGATGCGGCGGCTGCATTTCAAACGATCGGCGTCTCGACCAAAGATGCACAGGGCAATCTACGGACAGCCGACCAGGTGTTCTTAGATGTTGCGGATCGGTTCGCGACGCTCAGAGATGGACCTGAAAAGGCTGCCATTGCCATGCGGATCTTCGGCAAAGCTGGCGCGGATCTGATCCCGATCCTGAACTTGGGCAGCAAGGAGATCCAGCGGTTCGGCCTGAACATCACGCAGGACTTCGCCGATAAGGCTGATGCATTCAACGATCAGCTCGGGCTGGCTGGTGCGCAGGTCACCAATCTGAGCATTCAAATCGGATCGGCGCTGTTGCCTGTGATCAATGGATTGCTTGCCGGTCTGAGCGGTGCTGTCACACAGATTGGCAAATGGATCGAAGGCTTGCAAACTGCCTACAAGGAGAACGCTGCATTCAAGACATCGATCGATGTCTTGATCGGAGCGCTCACGGCACTGGCTACGGTTCAGGTATTCTCGACGTTCATCGCCGGCGCCAAGGCTGCCATCTTGATCACTGGCACATTGATCAAGGCGCTTAAGGGATTGACCGCTGCCAACCTGTTGGCTGGTGCTGCTGGCTTCCTTAAGAGCAAGCCCGGACTAATCGCAGCGTTGGTTGCTGGCCTTGGCGTTGGCATTGATGCAGCGTTCAACCAAGGCAAGATCGTCAGCGGCATCACTCGTGGGATCTCGGGCGCTCTGGATCAAGCATTCGGCATGTTCGGGGCGATGGTCCCGGCTGTACCCAACATCCCAACCAGGCCGGGCGGCGTGCTTGATGTAAGCGGCCTAGACACTGGCGCAGCATCTGCCAAGAAGAAGTCCGCAAAAGACAAAGAAGAGGCAGCCAAAAAAGCGCGCGAAGCCTTAGCCGATTCTCGCGATGCGCTTAAGCAGTCACAGGCAGAACTGAGAACGCTGAAGGAGCTTGATCCGGTCCGCAAGACACAGCTCGAGTATGAAGAAAGACGGCAGACAATTCGCGCAACCGCGAGCCGTGAACTGCGCGATGCGCTAAGCGTTGAACAAGAGGCGAACATTCAACGGCGACGAAGCGTTGAGATTGCAAAGCTGGACGTTCAAGAACAGAGTGCCCTTGCGGAAATCTACGAACGGCTTGGCAACGAAGCGCGAGATACAGCGATCGCGATGTTGCAGGTGGCCGATGCAGCGCAAACACAAAGGGATGCATTTGCCGGCATTGGCGATGGGATCACCGCATACCTAGAGCAGATCGGCACGGTTCGGGATGCGCTTTCCAATCTGTCTCAGCAAAGCTTCAAGGGTGTCGAGGATGCGATCGTCAGCCTGACCACGACGGGCACCTTCAGCTTCCGTCAGTTCGCGCTGTCGATCGTTGAGGATCTGACCCGCATGGTCACGCGCATGTTGATCATCGCGCCGCTGCTGAAGTTTATTCAAGGATTGCTACCCGGCGGGGCCTTTGCATCAGCTAGCGCTGGCCTGAGCGGTGCGGGTGCGCTGAAATCCTTCCTGCCAGGCTTTGCGCTGAACGCGACCGGCAACGTTTACGGCTCCAATGGCGTGGTGCCATTCGCCCGTGGCGGCATCGTCAACGGTCCGACCATGTTCCCGTTCGCCAAGGGCGTCGGCCTGATGGGCGAGGCTGGTCCTGAAGCGATCATGCCGCTCCGCCGTGGTGCTGATGGCCGGCTGGGCGTGGCAGCATCTGGTGGCGCTGGCGTCAATGTGACCGTGAACGTTGACGCTGGCAGCAGTCAGGTACAGGGTGATGGTCCTAACGCCAACCAGCTTGGCCGCGTGATCGGCGCTGCAGTGCAGGCTGAAATCGTCAAGCAACAACGGCCTGGCGGCCTACTCGCAACCACACGCTGATGGCAACCTTTACCTACACACCCAGCTTCACCGCTGACCTAGAAGAGCAGCCGATCGTCAGGAGCGTTCGCTTCGGTGACGGCTACGAGCAGCGGCTCGCCTATGGCCTGAACACGCAGCCGAAGAAGTGGTCACTGCAGTTCAGCAATCGGGACGACACCGAACGCAACAACATCCTGACCTTCCTGCGCACGCGTGGTGCGGTCGAGTCGTTCGACTGGACCGATCCGAACGGTTACGCCGGAAAGTGGGTCTGCCGTGGATGGAACACCAGCCAGGTGAGCTGCAACCTCAACAACATCAGCGCCACCTTTGAAGAGGTGTTTGAACCGTAATGGCCTACGCAGCCTGGCAGTCCAGCACGAGCTACGCAGTCGGCGCGATTGTCCGCGCTACGACCACGCAGGTCAGCGGACTGGTGTTCCGCTGCACGGTCGCAGGCACCAGCGCTAGCACGCAACCGGCATGGCCGACGGACATCGGCAGCACGATCGCAGACGGCGGCGTCACCTGGGCGGCGATCAGCAGCGTCTACGAAGAGCTGGCGGTCCTGGGTCCGAACGCGATCATCGAGCTGTTTGAGCTGCAGCTTGACACCACGCTGCATGGCGCCAGTACGACCTACTACTGGCACAACGGCGTCAACGCAGCCGTGACAGGCAATATCGTGTTTGCCAGCAACACCTACGTCAGGCTTCCAGTCGAGGCGACGGGCTTTGACTACACCAGCTCTGGCAGCCTGCCGCGCCCGACGCTGCGGATCAGCAACCTGTTCAGCGACATGACGGCGGTACTGCTGCTGGTCAACGCGACCACACCCGGCAACGACCTGGGCGGCGCCACGGTGCGGCGGATCCGCACATTGAAGAAGTTCCTTGACGGCGAGGCGGCGGCCGACCCTAATGCCCGCTTCCCCACGGAGATCTGGTACGTCGATCGGAAGTCCAACGAGAACCGCGATCTGGTTGAGTTCGAGCTGGCCAGCAAGTTTGACCTGGCCGGCGTGATGCTGCCCCAACGGCAGATCATCGCCAACGTGTGCCAGTGGAAATATCGCGGCGCTGAGTGCGGATACACCGGCAGCAACTACTGGAACGTGAACGATCAGGTGGTCGGCACCCTGGCGGCTGACGCGTGTGGCAAGCGGGTGGAGAGCTGCAAACTGCGGTTCGGTGCTACGGCTGAGTTGCCGTTCGGCAGCTTCCCAGGGGCGGGTCTGACCCAATGATGAAGCTGACCGACACCCTCAAGGCTGACATCCTGGCGCACGCGCAGGCCGAAGATCCCCGCGAGTGCTGTGGCCTGATCCATGTGGTCAAAGGCCGGCGCCGCTACTACCCGTGCCGCAACATCGCCGCCACACCAGATGAGCATTTCGTCTTGGATCCGGCGGACTACGCAGCAGCCGAGGATCTGGGCGAGATCGTGGCCGTCGTGCATAGCCATCCGGTGACGCAGCCAGTCCCATCAGCAGCAGATCAGATCGGCTGCAACAACAGCGGCCTGCCGTGGGTGATCGTCAACCCCAAGACCGAAGCATGGGGCGGCTGCGAGCCTGCAGCGTTCGAGTTGCCTTACGTCGGCCGCGAGTTCGTGTTTGGCGTGGTCGATTGCTACTCGCTGGTGCGGGACTGGTATCAGCGCGAGTGGGGTCTGACGCTGGCGGACTTCGACCGGCGTGATCGGTTCTGGGAGCGCGGTGAGAACCTGTACCTCAACAGCTACCGCTCGCAGGGCTTCCGGCAGGTGCCGTTTGAGGAGCTGCAATACGGCGATGCGATCCTGATGCAACTATCGGCAAGCCTGCCCAATCATGCAGCGATCTACCTGGGCGACCAGCAAATCCTGCATCACGTTCAAGGCAGGCTCTCTAGCCGCGATGTCTTCGGCGGCTACTATGTGAAAAGCAGTGCCATGGTCTTGCGGCATGAAAGTCGTTAAGGTCTACGGCGCACTTCGCAAGCGACTCGGACAGTGCCGTTTCGAGTTCGAGGTGGACACGCCCGCGCAGGCGATCAAGGCACTGTGCGTCAACTTTCCCGGCCTGGAGCGCTGGCTGATCGACTCTGAGCAGACCGGAATGGGCTTCCGCGTCACCGTCGGCAAGGAGCGCATCACGCAAGAGGACGCCAGCGTTGCGGTGCTGCCATGGTCCGAGCGGGACGTGTTCAGCATTGCGCCGGTGCTGGCTGGTGCAGGGCAGGGCTTCGGGCAGGTGCTGGCTGGGATTGGACTAGTCGCGTTGGCGATCCTTGCCCCCGGTATTGGCGGCGGCGTGGCTGCAACCATTTTCGGAACCCAGTTCTCTGCTATCTCCTTGGCCATCGGTGGCATTGGCGCCAATCTGCTCCTCGGCGGCGTCGCGCAGATGCTGTCCCCGCAGCCGGACATCTCAGCACTGCAACGTGGCAAGGAAGCCGCTCGGTTGGAGTCATTCAGCTTTAGCGGCATCGTCAACACGAGCCAGCAGGGGATGCCGGTGCCGATCGTCTATGGCCGCGCATTCGTTGGCTCGGCTGTTCTGTCTAGCGGCCTTGACGTGGCGCAACTGAAATGATCGAAGACCTGCTGTTGGTTCAAGGCGCTGGCGGTGGTGGCGGTGGCGGCAAGGGTGGCGGTGGCGGCGGCACGACCCACGTCCCGTCAGAGGCTGACGACAGCCTGCAGTCAGTCCAATTTGCCAGCGTTCTCGACCTGCTCAGCGAGGGCGAGATCCAAGGCATTGAAAACGGCGTGCAGGGCATCTATCTGGATGGGACACCGGTCCAGAGCGCAGGTGGTATTGACAACTTCACCGGTTACAGCGTCGTCACCCGCACCGGCACGCAGGCGCAGAGCTACATCCCTGACGCCAACGGCACTGAATCCGAGAAAGCCGTCAACGTCGAGGTCACCGCTGCTGCCTCCGTCACCCGGCAGATCACCGACTCGGACGTGGACCGCGCCCGAATCACGGTGCAGGTTCCGGCGCTGCAGATTATCGAGGATGACGGCGACATCATCGGCCACGAGGTCAGCATTCGCTGCAGGGTGCAATACAACGGCGGCGGCTACACGACCGTGTTCGAGGACACAATCAGCGGCAAGACCACCAACGCCTATCAGCGCGATTACATCATCAGCCTGAGCGGCGCGTTTCCGGTTGACATCCGACTGGAGCGCATCAGCGCTGATGAATCCAGCGCTCGCCGGCAAAACCGCACCTTCTGGTTCAGCTACACCGAGATCATCGACGAGAAGTTCAGGTATCCCAACAGCGCACTGGCGTTCCTTCGCTTCGACAGCCGCCAGTTCAAAGGCATCCCATCCCGCAAGTATCTGGTGCGTGGCATCAAGATGCAACTGCCCAGCAACGCCACCGTTGACACGACCACCTATCTCGGCCGCGTCACCTATAGCGGCGTCTGGGATGGCACCTTCGGCGCTGCTACCTGGACCAATGACCCGGCCTGGTGTCTGTGGGATCTGCTGACCAACACTCGCTATGGCGCCAGCATCCCAACCAGCAGCCTGGATCGGTATGACTTCTACGCGATCAGCCAGTACTGCAACGAGCTGGTGAGCAACGGCCGCGGCGCACAGGAGCCACGGTTCAGTTGCAATGTGCTGATCAACAGCAGGGACGAGGTCTACAACGTCATCCAGGAGTTCGTCGCTCTGTTCCGTGGCATTGCCTACTACGGCGCCGGCGCCATGGTGGTGCTGCAGGACAAGCCATCTGATCCGCAGTATCTACTGACTCCGGCCAACGTGGTCGATGGGCTGTTCAACTACAGCGGCTCATCGCAGAAGGCACGGCACACTACGGCAACCGTCGCCTATCAGGAGTACGACAACCTGGGCGAGGTGTCCTATGAGTACGTTGAGGATGCGTCAGCCGTCGCTAAATACGGCATCATCAACAAAGACATCAAGGCAGTCGGCTGCTACTCGCAAGGGCAGGCGCACCGTGCTGGTAAGTGGGCGCTGCTGTCAGAGCAGAACCTGACCGAGACCGTCACCTTCTCAGTGTCGATTGACTCGGGCATTGTGCTGCGGCCTGGCATGGTGATCGACGTGGCCGATCCTGTCAAGGCTGGTAGCAGGCGCGGCGGGCGCATCGCAGCAGCAACAACCACGACCGTCACCTTGGACGACGCCACCGGCATCACGCTCGGCACCGCGCCCACGATCAGCATCCTGCTGCCCACCGGCCTGGTCGAGACCCGCACCGTCAGCAGCATCGGCGGAAATGTTGCCACTGTCTCGAATGCTTTCAGCGAAGCGCCAAGCCCGCAGAGCATTTGGATCATGCAGGACACCGGCCTGCAAACGCAGCAGTTCCGTGTCGTCAGTGTTGCCGAGGCTGAGGATGGCATCTACGGCGTGACGGCGCTGGCGTACAACAGCAGCATCTACGCCGCGATCGAGGCTGATCTCAAGCTGCAGACGCGGGACATCTCCAACCTGTCAGCGCTACCGCAATCGCCCACCAGCTTGACCGGCACCGAACACCTCTACACCGACGGCCAGAACGTTCGCACGGCATTTGAGCTGAGCTGGGTGCCGCCGACTCAATTGGTGCAGTCTTACCGGGTGATCTACCGGCTCGGCAATAACAACTTCTCGCAGATCGAGACCAACAGCCCTAGCACCCGCATCGAGGGCTTGGATGAAGGGCGGCTTGAAATCCGTGTGCAGTCAATCAACAGCTTTGGTGGAGTCAGCAGTCCAGCTACGGCCATCTTTAACCTAGTCGGCAAGACCGAACTACCTGGCAACGTCCAGAACCTGACCATCGAACCGATCAGCGCCAACAGCGGCCGGCTGCGCTGGGATGCAACGGTGGATCTAGATGTACGCGTTGCTGGCAAGGTCCACATCCGTCACACTAACCTGACCAATGGCACCGGCACTTGGAGCGATAGCGCCGATCTGATTCCTGCGGTTGCCGGATACAACACCGAAGCGATCGTGCCGCTGATCGAAGGCGAGATTCTGGTTAAGTTTGCAGATGACGGCGGCCGCCAAAGCTCAACCGAAGCCAGTGTCATCGTTGACTTTCCAGATGCGCTTGGAAATCTGTTGGTCCAGACCCGCCGAGAAGACCAAGACACAGCACCATTTCAAGGCACGAAAACGGATGTCCTTTATAGCGCAATTCTTGATGGATTGATACTGGATACCGTTGGCACCATCAGCCCACTTGGAACCTACCAGTTCGTCAACACTCTTGACTTGGGCGCCAGTTTTGCACTGGATCTGAAGCGACACTTAGTTGCTCGTGGTTTTTTTCCAAGCGATCTGGTGGACAGCCGCACTGCACAAGTTGACGACTGGGCGGAATGGGATGGCGGCACGATTGATCAGGTGAACGCCAAGATGTACCTGCGCCGCACACCTGACAATCCAAGCGGCTCGCCAACATGGTCAGCCTGGCAGGAGTTTGCTAATGGCACTTTCCTAGGGCGCGGCTTCCAGTTCAAGGCAGAGCTGATCAGTAACAACACAGCGCAAAATATCCTGATCGATGAGTTGGGCTATTTGGCCACGTTCCAGCGGAGGACTGAGCAGTCGGTTGGGGCGGTCAGCAGCGGCGCCGGAACCAAATCGGTCACCTTTGACAAAGCGTTCTTCACGGGCACCACCGGCTTGGGCGGCACCAACGCCTATCTGCCTAGCATCGGCATCGTGCCGCAGAACCTGGCGACAGGCGACTACTACAACGTGACCAACGTCAGCAATACCGGCTTTGACGTGACCTTCAGAAACAGCGCTGGCACGGCAGTGAGTAGGAACTTCCTATGGACTGCAGTGGGATTTGGCAAGGGCGCTTAAAGTAGGAGCAAAATGGCCTAGCCATGGCTCAACACGACTATTCGATTGCGAACGGGACAGGCGCTGCTGTTCGTTCTGACCTCAACAATGCGCTGTCGGCCATCGTCAGCCAGAACAGCGGAGCTACTGAGCCGGCGACCATGTACGCCTACCAATGGTGGGCAGACACAACAACGGGTTTACTGAAGCAACGGAACGCCGCAAACAACGGCTGGGTCACGGTCGGCACCTTGGCCAGCGCTAACCTCGGCCTGATGCCGCTTGCCGGTGGCACGTTCACTGGAAACGTGATCTTCGGGACCACAGGCGCCATCGAGTTGCCTGATGGGACGACTGGCGAGCGCCCGACTGGCGTGGCCGGCATGATCCGGTACAACACCACGCTGACCCAGTTCGAGGGATACAAGGCAGGGGCATGGGGCGCCATCGGCGGTGGTGCAACAGGTGGCAGTTCTGATGATGTGTTTTACGAAAACGGTCAAACCGTCACCACGAGTTACACTTTGAGCACAGGCAAAAACGCCATGTCGGCCGGACCTGTCACGATCAACGCAGGGGCTACCGTTACGGTGCCTTCGGGCGCTTCTTGGGTGGTGGTGTAAGTCATGCCAATCGCAATCAACGGATCAGGAACAGTCACCGGCATCAGCGCAGGCGGGTTGCCAGATGGGTGCATCGTTACAGCAGATCTGGATAGCGCTGTTCCTGTTGCCAAGGCCTGGGTGAACTTCAACGGCACCGGCACCGTGGCGATCCGCGCTCAGTACAACGTGAGCAGCATTACGGACAATGGGACTGGAAACTATACAATGAATTTCACCACGGCGATGGCGGATGCTAATTACAGCGTAGCCACAACAACAACAGACGACAATACGGCTCAGTCATGGTCTTACGTCCAGGGAGTATTCGGTGGATCCAATACGCAAACAGCGGGTGCTGTAAGAATTTATAGCGTAGCTGCTGGGGGACCTGCAGACAGGTCAATGATATCCGTCGCCATCTTCCGCTAACCCATGACCACCATGAACCGCATCATCTACCCCACCCCCGAAGGCGGCGTCGCCGTCATCATCCCCGCAGAGTCCGTCGAGCTGGCGCTCAAAGATGTGCCCGAGGGCGTGCCTTATGAGATCGTCAGCGCCGACGACATCCCAGCCGACCGTTACTTCCGCAATGCGTGGCTCATGGGCGACTGCTGCATCGAGCACGACCTAGAACGCTGCAAAGCCATTGGCCACCAGCACCGCCGCGCTGCACGCGCCGAAGAGTTTGCCCCGTATGACGAGGTGATCGCCAAGCAGATCCCTGGCGTCGATGCAGCAGCAGCCGAGGAAGCCCGTCAGCAGATCCGCGACAAGTACGCCCTGATCCAGGACGTGATCGAAGGCGCGTCAACTCCTGACGAAATCAAGACCGCCCTAGAGGCAAACTCATGAGCCCACTCAGACTCAACGGCAGCACCAGCGGCTACAGCCAGCTCGACGCCCCGGCCATTGCTGGCGATCAGACCTTCACCCTGCCCGGCACTGGCGGCACCATTGTCACCGCGGCTGGCGCTCAAACGCTGACCAACAAAACGATTCAGGGTGGATCGCTTACGCTTGCCACCGCTCAGAACAGCACCAGCGGCACCAATATTGATTTCACTGGCATTCCGAGTTGGGCGAAGCGGGTGACGGTGATGTTTAACGAGGTAAGCACTAGTGGGGTACGCGCTCTTCTGATTCAGATTGGCGCAAGCACCGGAGTCGAAACATCTGGCTACATCGGATCCACTGCCACTGTAAACGGTGGAGGAACTACATGGAACACGTCTGGTTTTCTGCTCTACAACGCAATGAATGCATCAAATACGCTTTCTGGCACTGCAACGATTTCACTTCTTTCGTCTAATTCGTGGACTTTGACCGGTCTGGTGGCGATGAATACAGCCAATTCGCCTTGCCTAAGCGCCGGCGTCAAAACCCTCTCTGGCACCCTAGACCGCGTCCGCATCACCACAGTCCTCGGCACCGACACCTTTGACGCGGGTTCGATCAACATTCTTTACGAGGGCTGATCATGAGCACCATTGCAGCCACCAACCTCAAGAACGCCAGCTCAGGCAGCAACAACATCGTGCTGGCATCTGACGGCACCACCACGATTGCGGCACCGTCGAACATCATCAAGTCCGGCACTGCTGTTGCATCAACCAGCGGCACCAGCATTGATTTCACTGGCATTCCGAGTTGGGTGAAGCGGATTACGGTGATGTTTTATGGGGTAAGTACAAATGGGACATCATTTGTTCAAGTGCAACTGGGATCAGGCACTTTTACAACATCAGGATATTCGTCGGCTGCTTCGGACTTATCCTCAGGGGTTAGCACAAGCACATCGACAAATGGCCTTTTATTTACAAAAAACAATACAGCTCCTGATGCTAGAACCGGCGTGATGCGCATTGTAAATGTAACTGGAAATATTTGGATTAGCGAGTCCACATCTTTTATCACAAATAATCCATATACAAACGTATCATCTGGGCAAATTACTTTGTCAGGAACCCTAGATCGCGTTCGCATCACCACCGTCAACGGCACCGACACCTTTGACGCCGGGTCGATCAACATCCTTTACGAGGGCTGATGGCGGTCCGCGCTACCATGAGTGCATGATCGAGGTCATCGCTGCTGTTGCTGGGGCATCCATCAGCGTGGCCGCGATGGGCGCGATGGGCTTCAGCCGCCGCAGCGACGAGGCTCGTGATGCAGTGATCCGTTTGACCGCGGCAGTTGAGCACATCGCTACACAACTAGAGGTCATGCACACGGACATCCGCGCTGACCGCAAGGAGACCTTTGCCCGTTTGAATGGCGTCGAGCAGCGGGTGGCTACGCTAGAAGCACGCCCACACGGTTAGTCATGGACGCGCAAACCGCCGCGATCATCGCGATCGTCATCGCTGCAGGCAGCGAGATCATCGCCATCAGCCCGCTGAAGTCCAACAGCTGGATCCAGCTGCTGCTGCAGGTTGCGCGGTTGATGTTCCCTAAGCGCCGCTGATCGTGGCCAACACCGCGCCGATCACCCTCGAGTCGCTGTTCCGTTACTACAAGAACCAACCGCATCAGGCTGCAGCGATCCAGCAGCTCGAGCAGGATCTAGCCGTCAATGGCTATGCGGTCGCGATGCGTCGCGATCGGACGTGGTTTGCCACCTGGAGCCAGGATGGCAAGCAGGTCGATCTGAGCGATGCCCTGAAGCTGATCCAGCAGTTCGAGGGCTGCCACCTCGACGCGTACCCTGACCCGGCCAGCGGCGGCGAGCCGTGGACGATCGGCTGGGGCACGACACGCTACGGCGACGGCCGGAAGGTCAAGAAAGGCGACAAGCTAAACCGCGTCGAGGCCGACATGCTGCTGCGGCAGGAGGTGGACCGGATCGCTGCCAAGCTGCGCGAGACGGTGCCCCACTGGCGCGAGATGGCCGATCACCAGCAGTGCGCGCTGGTGAGCTTTGCCTACAACCTGGGCAGTGGCTTCTATGGCTCGGCCGGATTCGAGACGATTAGCCGCAAGCTGCGTGAAAAGGACTGGGATGCAGTGCCGGCCGCGTTGCTGCTCTACCGCAACCCCGGCACCAACGTCGAGGCTGGCCTAAGGCGCCGCCGTGAGGCTGAAGGCAAGCTATGGGCAAAGGGACATCTGAAGGTGGTCGAGGTTGAACGGCAACCTGCCAAGTTGACGCCAACCAGCTCGTTTGATTTGCGGATCACGCCGCACATCCGACTTGGCGAGTTCGCGCTTGACCAAGAGGCGCGCCGCTTCGACCAACAGCATCAGCTGGACACGGCCGCCGAGCTGGCGGCATTCCTCGAGCGGGTGCGGATAGCGTTCGGCGGCAAGCCGATCGTCATCACCTCGGGTTACAGGCCGCCAGCAATCAACCGGCAGGTTGGTGGTGCCAGTGGGTCAGAACACCTCTATGACGCGCCCAGCGTCGGCGCGGTGGACTTCTTCATCCATGGCGCTGACATCAACAAGGTGCAGGCATGGGTCGATCGTGAGTGGCCGTACAGCGTCGGTTACGGCGCGCCTAAGGGCTTCATCCATCTCGGCATCCGCAAAGGTCGGCCTAGGGTGCGCTGGGATTATTGAGCCTTGCGATCCTGATCGGCGCTTCGGCTGGATCGTCGAGCGGAATCATCCGATAGTCATCGACGCCGTGGCGCTCAGCCCAGTGCTGCGCAGCGATGTGGGTCGGGAACGGTCCGACGTGCCACAAGGCTAAGTCGAGGATGTAGGTCATGGGTAGGTGGTGTCGCTGGCGGATCATAGGAGGTTGATACGGTCGCGCCCGTTACCGTTGGGGCAGCAGCGGCCAACCGATGCAGGCGTTCATCGTCGAGGTCAAGGCCACCGTTGTGGTGCGCTCAGACGCTGACC